GAGCGTGCCACCGCCGCCGATCTCCGTGCCGCCGGCGGTCGTGCCGTCGCCCACGTAGAGCTTCTTGGTGTCGGTGGTGTAGATCGGCTCGCCTTCGGCGGGCGTGATGCCCGTCCTGTCGGCGTTGGTTCCTCGGCGTAGCTTGAGTGGCATTAGATGATGGCTCCGTAGTCGACCGTATTGGTGTAGGGGTTCGTGATCGTCTGGTAGTCGCCGTCGTTGTTCGGGTTGGCGAACGTACCGAAGTCGCTCAGGTTGATCGTGCCGAAATCGGTGTCGCCCTCGCCAAACTCGAACGTGCCGTACTCGTCATCGAGCGCCGTCGGCATCAAAATCGTACCGTAGTCCGTGTCGCCGACAAGAGGCGCCTCGCACGTACCGTCGATGGCCTGCGTGTTGACGATCAGCCAGTACAGCGTGCCCGTCTGCGCGCGGTGCGGCACCGCCAGGACGTAGCTGTTGAGCGGGATCTGACGCGGTTGGAATCCCGCGGGGATGTTCCCGTTGGCCACGCCGTAGCTGTAGTAGCTGCCCGTGTTCGACAGTTCCGACACGCTGAAACCGATGTTCGGATAGGTGTTCGCCCTGAGCTGCGGCAGGTAGTTCGGGCTGCCGGCGATCTCGGCGAAGTAGAGCGTGTACAGGAACCGGAACGGGCCGCCTGAAGCCAACGCGGTCGCCGCCGTCACCTTCATGAGCTGCGTCTCAATGCCGGCAGGTTCCTCGCGGAACCGCGCGGCGCGGTCGAGGTCCTTCTCGCGGCGGAAGGTGTACTGGTTGCGGTACATCAGTACCAGACCCCCACGAACGCCTGGTACTTCATGCTCTCGCCGAGATCGCCCGTCGGCCAGATGTCGTTGAACGCAACGGCCGTGCGCTCCTCGCGCGCCCACCGGACGTCGGCGTAGTCGTCGCCGTTCATGCGGGGTTTGCCGTCGTTGTCCATCTGCAGGATCTGCGAATGGTGGAAGTACTCGTCGTACAGGTAGTCGATCACCACCTCGAAGAACTCGTGCTCGAGGTGGTTGATCGCGGCGCCGTCGCAAATGAGGTTCTGCGGGCCGTAGCCGAGGAAGGCGTCCGAGTTCTTCTTGCCGACGTACGCCTGCAGGACGCCCGTGAGGTAGTCGATGCCGCCGCTGTTCACGTCGACCACGAACCGCAGCCGTAGCGCGGTCTGCCGCACGTCGATGTCGCGCACCTTCTGTATGCCGCCGATGTCGGTCGTGCTTAGGTTGTTGGTGGCGTTTGGCCCGGTCATGCCGGGATTGTCGCGGTACATCTTCATAGACCGCGTGCGGAAGGTCGGGATGACCATGCACGGCAGGAAAAGGCCCTGCGCGAGCGCCGCGGCGTTCTCGATCGCCTCCTCCGTCGGGCCCATTCCCATGGCGAACTTGCTCTCGAAGTAGCGCGTTGAATACTCCACGTCCACCGTGATCTTGTTGCCCTCGGGCAAACCCCAGCTCAGCCGCCGCACCAGTGCGCCCGACATCCAATCGGTGCCTGCGCCGTACTGCTCGCCGATGTTCTTGATGACAGGGCCACCCTGCGAGGCGTCGTAGATGATCGTATGGGGCTCTAGCGGTCCGACCTCGACCACGTTGCTGGCGTTTAGCGCCGTCTTCTCGACCTGCCAGCGCTCGGTGATCGTGTGCACGTCCCAGATGTCGCCCTGGTTGGCCGTGACGCCCTTGAGGTATGCGCGGTAGTCGTCGGATTCGATCATGTGGTTGCCTCTCGCTGCTGCTTGGTGAACTGCGTCATGATCGCCTCAAGCCGCTTCAGTTCGTGCGGTTCGAACAATGCGCGCGCCTCTTCCTCAGTGCGCGCAACGCTTAGATCCGCCTGACGGATGATGTCCTCGGCCGACCCGCCGCCAATGCCGCCGATGGCGCCGCCGAGAAGGGTGCCGAGCCAGGTCGCCCCGCGGCTCAGCCATTCGGCCGACTCGTTGACGGGGCCGCCGGCGCCGCCTGCCGCAAATCCCTGGCCGAAACCACCGAAGAACCCGGCGCCCGTCCTGCCCATGCCGCCATCCTGAAGTGCCTGCAGGATGGACGCCGCCTGCGTTGCGAGCATACCGGTGGTGGTCTTGCCGCTTGCGGAGAACTCCTGCAAGGTCTGCTCGGCGGTCTTCATGGTTGCGGCGAAGTTGTCGACGATCTTGCCCGCGATCATGAACGGCGCGGCGATGGCAAGTCCTCCGGCGCCGATGCCGAGCGCGGCGCCGCCGAGTCCACCGCCAACACCGGAGAATGCACCGAGCTTGCCAAAGGTTCCGCCGGCGAACGCGAGGCCCTTGCTGCCGATGCCGGAAAGCTGCTTGTTGGCCCGCTCCACGTCCTTCTTGAGGGTGGACGTGTTGACCGCGACATCGACGTTGAGGGTAGGTAGTTTCATCCGAAGGTCCCCACGGCCATGCGCCGCGCCCGCTTGCCACTGCTCGCCTTGTCGATGGCGAACTTGATCTCGACCCACAGGTACGACAGCACCTTTGGCGCCATCACCTTGTGCACCAGTTCGGACGCGCGCGAGCCGCGGTGGTAGGTGCCGCGGCCGCGATGCCGCAGCTTCCGTTTCCACCCGCGCCCGCGGTAGAGCTGCCCGAGCTGCTTGCCGGGATGCGGCATTCCCTTGGCCCAGCTGTGAAAGCCGAGCTCCTGGAAATGGCTGCGCCATCCGACGCCCATCGAGTCGTAGGCACGTCGGCGCGCGCGGCCTGCGCCGGCGGTCTTCGGCACCGATCCGGGCGGGTCGTTGTAGCCGACGCCGAGCCAGATGATGCCGCTGCGGAAGATCCTGATCTTCTTCTTGAGGTGCGACGGCGTGAGCACCGCGCTGTTGATGCTGCGGATCTTGGCGATCTCGTCATTGGCGAACCGCCTAAGCGCCGTCTTGGCGATGCGGTCCTGGACGGCGATCGTGAAGTAGTTGAGCGCCTTCTTGATGTCGCCCAGGTCCCGCGGATCCACGGAGACCTTGAGATTTGCCGAGCTCATCAAGCCTCCTTCTGATCGCCTTGTAGTCCGGCACGTCGAGCTCGATGATGAGCTCCAGTACCGAACGTTCCCAGGGTGCTGCCCGCCTGTTCCTCAGGACGCGCGCGAGCAGCGCGCGCGCGTCCCTGCCTAGTCCACGCCTTCGTTGTACAACGCCTCGATCTGCGGGACCACCTTCGCAGCGAATCCCGCCGGCGCCGCCATGGCGTCGGCCACGTCGGCGAAAAGCGGCTTGCCGTCCGTGTCCTGGCAGTGCCGGTACAGGCACCACGCGCGCGCGTTCTCAGGCGACTTCGCGTTCACGTCGACCGCCTCGACGAGATCCGCGAGCGTCGGCCGCGAGATCTGGAAACGGCACCCGTTCCACTCGGCCGCGATGGGCTGCAGGCTCAGGATGGCGCGGATGTCAGGCACTAATCGTCACCTCGCCCGTGATCTGCGCGGAGAAGGCCGCGCGGACCACATCCGCCACCGCAATGCTCGGCGAGAAGCTGGTGATGATGGCGTTGGCCGTGTAGGTGGCGCTGGTGTGCAGCGTGAACACGAAAGCCACTGTTGCCCCCGACTTGACCGCCGTTTCGAGCGCGGCGATCTGCGCGTTGTTCTGGTCGTAGTAGATGTTGCCCGAGATGGTGCCCGTGCGGATGCCCGCGATGAACTTCCGGTCGAGGTTGCCGATCTCGGTGGTGTCGATGGTCTCGATGGAGAGCTCGACGGTGGCGTCGATCAGGTTGATGATGTTGGTGCCGCCGACGGAGAGCGTGCACCCGGATGTGTTGTAGACGGCCATATCAGGGCTCCCAGTGAACGGTGACGGTGAGGGTGGCGGTGGCGGGTTCCTGCTCGTCGCCGAGCCCGGCGGTGGGTGCCGCCACGGTCTTCGACTTCACGACGAGCGAATGAATGTCGACGGTGTCGTACGTGCCCGTGGCGAGCACGCTGGCCTCGATGTAGTCGACCAGGCTGCTCGCGTCGACGGTCGTGTCGCAGATGCACGTGATCGTCAGTTCCGATTCACGGACCACGCCGATGGTCGCCGGCACGGTCGTGGCGACCTCGAACGTCACCGCGGGCAGGACGGTCGACTGCAGGCGATAGCCGTGCGTCACGCGCGCGTCAGGCACGTCGACGGGCGAGGATGCCGACAACAGCGTTGAGCGGATCAGCATGGTGCGGATGGCGGATTCAATCGACGCCATTAGTTGATCTCCTCGCAGAGGATCACCGCGACGCGGTCGGCCTCATCGAGGTTGCGGATCGACTGGACGCGCAAGGTGCGGCCGCGCAGTGACAGCCGATCCAGTTCCGTAAGCCCGACCTTCTGCACCGCCTGCCAGCGCGCGCGGACCTCGCAGGAACGCACCACGACCACGCCGTCGGCGTACTGCTGCTCGGTGGTCGAGTCGTTCCGTAGGTCGCACCGGAAGGTGCCTGACTCCGTCCAGACGTCCGTGCGCATACCTAGCGCGTCCTGCGCATCGCTGGCGGCGAGACGGGTCGCCACGTGGGACAGGACGCCGCCCGAGATCATCGGAGCTGGCTCCTGATCGAGTACATGTCGAGGATGGCCTCGACCGACATCGGCACCGTCTGCAGGCCGATGGGCTGCGCCGCCTCGGGATTGTTGTACCAGTGCCCGACCAGCGCGATCATCGCGTGCACCAGAGGGTCGGGGATGTTCGAGTATCCGACCGTGTAGGTCACGATGATCGCGGTGCCTTCGTAGATCTCTGGGCGCTCAAGGAACCTGATCTGGTTCAGCGGCCCATCGGTCTGGTCGATCCAGTAGTCGCCCGCCGGCACCGTGGTTTGGGTGTTGGTGCTGTTCTGGTAGCGGACGTGGGTGATGCCCGTGTAGGGTGCCACGGGGATCAGGCTGTCCGTCCAGTAGGCGAGGTACAGGGTCTCGGTGCGCGGTTGCAGCGCGAGGCCCGTGCGCTTCTCGACGAACACAGTCGCCGTCTCCCTGAGCCTGATCAGGTCGGCGTCATCGTCGCTGTAGTCGATCTTCAGCGCGGTCTTGATTGTGCTCAGGGGGATCGACATGGAAAAGGGTCGGCCGCCTTTCGGCGGCAAACCCCACGGGGAAAGATGCGCTCACTTGAACTCGGCGTGCGCGAAGGGGCGGTAGCCCGCGGCGCCGGTCATCACAGTCAGGTCGCTGCGCTTCCACGTCTGGAGGAAGACGTTCAGCTTCACCAGATCGGTGTACTGGTCGAGCATGAACTCGACCGGACCGCGGTCGTAGATCTCGACGTTCGAGAAGTCGCCCACGATGAACGCGACCGAGGCGGCGGTGGTGGCGGTCGGCATGAACTGCGAGACCACGACGGGGATGCCGTAGAGGCTGCCGTTGATGCCGTTGGTCAGGCCCTCGGCGACGTTGTCCGAGACCTGCCAGAGGTAGCGGTTCGAACCGTCCTTGAGCTTGCGGATCTCCTTGGCGGCCGTGTCGCTCATGATCCAGCGAAGCGAACCGCCGCGGCGGTACTGCGGGCTGACGAGATGCGCGGTCTCAATCACGGCGTCCGCGGTGAGGCCGGTCCATCCCTGGCCGGTAGTACCGCCGGTGAAGGTGAACTTGTTGTCGGCGGCGTTGATCTGCGTGACCACGCCGCTGGGCTGCGCGGGGTTGCCCGTCGCGCTGGCCGAACCGTCGCCGGTCATGAGGTACTGCTCTTCGGTCTGCGCGAGCGCCTGCGCCACCTTGTTGGCGAGGTAGCTGCCGCCGTTGATGTAGTCGTTGTACGCCTGGTACGTGACCTTGGAGCGGACGGCGTAGGTGAAGTCGCCGATGGTCTTGCGGCCGAAG